AAACAACGATCACTAGCGAATAACTCAGTTAATTATAAAGAAAAACCAGATGTTGGAACATTCATGCGTGAGTGGCTTTCCCTCTATGATTCGAAGTCTGGTGAACGTGGTATTTACAATGGAATGTCAGCGAAATATCATGTAAATGACCTAAATAGTAGAGAAAAGGACGAACATGGCACATACATTCAGAGAAGAGTGGCAAAGGACGATTTCGGCACAAATCCTTGCAGCGAAATCATTTTACGATCCAGGGAATTCTGCAACTTGTCCGAAGTTGTCATTAGAAGCAACGACACTTTGCAATCTATCAAGGACAAAATTAGGGTTGCGACAATCCTTGGAACTTTCCAATCAACTCTCACAAACTTCAAATACCTCTCAAGAGAGTGGGGAAGAAATTGCGAAGAGGAACGACTCCTGGGAGTTAGTCTCACCGGAATTATGGATTGTGCCATAACAAACGGCTCAAAAGGTAACATTAAAAAGACATTAAATGAGCTAAGAGAAGTAGCAGTAAAAACTAACAAGGAGTATGCTGAAAAACTTGGAATCAATCGAGCAGCTGCCATTACGTGTGTCAAACCTAGTGGTACTGTTTCTCAGCTTGTTGATTCTGCTTCTGGTATTCATGCCCGCCATAATCCATATTATATTCGTACAGTAAGAGCGGATAATAAAGATCCCCTGTGTAAAATGATGAAACAAGAAGGTTTTCCGAATGAACCGGATATTACTAAACCTGACCATACTACGGTTTTTTCTTTTCCTTCTAAAAGCCCAAAAGGGGCGATTTGTAGAAATGATATGTCTGCGTGGAAACAGTTATCACTCTGGCACACATATGCGAAAGAGTGGTGTGAACATAAACCAAGTGTTACAGTTTCCGTCAAGGAAGAAGAATGGGTAAACACTGCTGCATGGGTATACGACAATTTTGATGATATTAGTGGTATTAGTTTCCTACCATTTAGCGATCATACGTATAGACAAGCACCATATCAGGATTGTTCGGAAGAAGAATATAAAGAATTATTAGGAAAGATGCCTAAAAAAGTTGATTGGAGTACACTAGCAAAATTCGAATCACAAGATTATACTAGTTCTAGTCAAGAATTTGCATGTACTTCAGCGGGAGGGTGTGAAATAGTTGATATTACCCCAACGATATAAATACAAATAATTAACAATATCAACAAAATCCATCTATTTTTTGGGGGGGACTTCATTGTTAAATAGAGAAGAGCTTCATGAATGGATTGAACGAATTCGAGCACGTTATCGAAAATTTAATAGTATTATAAAAAATAAATTTATTATAATTTATGATATCGTGAAAGGTCATTTAAAGGTCAAACTCGATGAAGGTAAACAATATGAGACCCGGTGGGTGTGGTATCATACCCTACTAGCAGCAGAACTATTCATCATAATAATACTATTATGGGTGATAGCGTCTGCATAAGATGTCACTTATCACATGTATTAAAAAGGACGATATGAAATTTAGTGGTTTGAAATTGGGTTTGGTGTTTAGTATTATAATACTTTTTGTTCCATTGGTTATAATAGGTGGAACGGATTCAATACAAAAATCTATCGAAAAGCAGGTAGGTGAAGAAGGAATAAAACAAGACCGGAGATTTCCTTTCGATGCAGAGAAATTAGGATGGCCATCGGCATTAATTGGTGATTCTATAGTTGGGTGTTATAACGGCACATACAGGTGGATAGTAATGGCTAATCCATCCCTTATTGGAGTAACACCACCACCACCGCAACAAAGGCTAATGGTAGAACATTGTTTCTGTGTTATGGATAGGATTAGACAACAATTTTCATTTTTAGAATATGGTCAAATCACATTAGAGGGTCCCACAAAATTAGGAGAACTTTACCTTAAAACAGCATTAAAATGCATTGATGAGAATGGTACATTGCCAGGGATAATGCGTATTACAGATAATGCAGATAATGAAACCAATAAGGATAACAATTTAATAACCCCGGAGGACTTACTTCCTAAAGATGTGGAATCACCAAAATCTGATTCAGAGTCATTACCAGACCAAAACGAAAATCTCACGGAAGGTCCCCCACTAAATTTTCAAGGATAACAAATGGAAAAGCTCAAAAGAGTATTTTTGTTATGCTTTTCTATATTTGTCTTTTCTGGAGTTTCATATTCAGAAACCCTTTCTCCAGAAGTAATAGAAAGAGTGAGAGAATCGATAGTATTACTATCATCAAATGAATCCGCAACACCATCAGCACAGTCACCAAATGCTTTGTGCACAGGAGTTGTTATAGATAAAGTCGGTCATATTTTGACTAACTTTCATTGTATATACAAACAGAAAATAATAAATTTATATTATTATGATGAAGAAGATTGGAAAGAATATGAAGTAAAAGTAATTGGTAAAGATCCCCTTGCTGACATAGCCTTGCTTGAAGTATCTGAAAGGACTAAAGAAGTTCCACACCTAGAAATCGCCAATGAGGAAGATGTTCATATGGGTATGGAAGTATTTGCCTTTGGTCATCCTATGGGAATGGCATGGAGTCTATCAAAAGGAATTATTTCCAGTAAAGATAGACACGCTCGGCACCCCTACATCAAATCACTACAAACAGATGCCGCAATCAATAAAGGAAATTCCGGTGGACCCCTCTTAAACCTGAAGGGGAAAATAGTAGGAATTAATACTTTGCTTGTTTCTCGTAATCAGCAATACTCTGGTGTGGGCATAGCAATTAGAAGTGATGTAGTAAAATACTCTCTTGCTCAAATGTTGGAAAGAGGAAGAGTGGACAGGCCTGCAATAGGAGTGCAGATTATTACATTGATAGGGAAAGAAGAACAACAAAATAGAATCCTTAAAGATAATCCAGAATTGAAGAAAATTTTACCAAATACTTATGGATTAATAATAAGTAAAGATACTACTGATATACCTGAAGGATTAAAGCCATGGGATACAATAGTAGGTATCAATAATGTTCCTGTAAATACTGGTGTAGAATTTTCTGATGAGTTAATAAAAAATAATATCGGAGATACAATTAAATTGACACTCATTCGAAATAGACGATATATACAGGTAGAAGTTCCTTTAAAAGTTTTACCTATTCCAATAGAAATGATGTATGATAAAAAGAAGCCAGCAAATCCCCTAATACCAAAACCAGAAAAAAAGGAATAAATGGATATTTCCTGGGAGGATTCTATAAAATCGGGTCACGATAAAATAAATAGAGAACAAATGAGACATTTTGTGGCCTCTCAAATAAAACAAGCAATATATAAGGACCCAGCATTTAAATTTTTTCATTCCCTGGGAATATTTAATTTTCTTCAGGGATTCAGAAGTGATAATATTGATCTCGGCGTTTTTCATTTGTATTGGGATGAGAATGCCGGTGATGTCGGTGTAAATAATTGGAGAGAACGTTGGTATGAACCCGGTGAAGAAGTCAGGCCTGTAAAAACAGAAGGGGCCGATATCGTTGACCGTCAAAAGTTAATGAACTGGTGGAATGCAGAACATTCCAAAATACGTGCAGGGGTCATGTTAAAACAAGAAGAAATAAAAGTTAAAGAGGAAGATGACGAGCCATGGGATCATATACCAGAACCAGAATGGGGGAATTGCTAAATGGCAGCTAAATTAGTACAAAGTTTCGGGGGATGTAATAGAAACTTTAATAAAGAAAAATGGATATCCGCATGGATACAAAAATCTCCCTGGAAAATCCAATATAATGAATTCGGGTTGAAGGATGAAGCAGAATTAATCCGCACAAAATTAAAGAATTATACAGGACTCAGTAAAACCTTTTTCCCCAAAGAGATTGGATTACCTCGCCGAAATCAATTAAAGGTTTGGTTTGGTGATGAGTTACTTTGGGATTATGGCCAAGAGCAAAGATTTCCATCAGCACAAGAACTTATATCTTTAATAGGACTAATAGAAGGATATAATTGGAAAATTCACAAGAAAAGTTAACGGAGAAAAATATGAACGTACATGGAGTACTCTGTGCCGGTAGAGATTAATTGGACAGAAGAAGAACACGCAGAAATAGATATTGTATGCGATGCATGCGCAAAAGAATATGTTATATTATCAAGGGAAATAACGGATTTACATTTATGCCCTTTCTGCGGACATTATTTAGAAATGCCCATAGATGGGGGTGTAAATGAACAAGAAGAAGAAGATAGCTGGTATTGACTATTCGTTAACTTCCCCTGCAATTTGCATTTATACAGAGGAAAGCGATGGTGGACATTTTGACTTTGATAGGTGTACTTTACATTATCTATCTCATACTGAGAGACAACAACAACTTGCCTCCTGGTGTGGGTTAGATAATATTAAAGCATCACCATATCCAGAATGGAGAAATGAAGAAGAAAGACACGAACTTCTTGCTGAATGGGCATACGGTTTAATTCAAGGATGCGAAGAAGTGTTCATTGAAGGATATGCTTATGCTACTGTTGGAAAATCACACGTGCGATCAATCGCCGAAAATACAGGATTATTGAAAAATAAAATGTGGAAGTTGAGAGTTCCTTTCACATCATTTCCACCTACTGTTATTAAAAAATATGCAACAGGAAAGGGAAATGCTAATAAAGAATTGATGTATGAATCTTTTGTAAATGAATTACTCACTCCTTTAGATCTCAAGGAACGATTAACTCCAAAAGCGAAAAAAGTTATCAGCCCAATAAGTGATATTGTAGATTCATATTTCATCGCAAAATGCGGAATTGATGGAATACTAGGATGACAAATAAAGAAAAGAAATCCATTGCCAATAGAAAGTATTATGAGAAGAACAAGGACCGCCTTGCTGAGAAGTGGAAGAATGATGAAGAACGTAAGGACTATCTAAAAGAATACTACAAGAAAAATAAAGAGATAATCCTTGACCGTGCCAGGGAATGGAATAGGAAAAACAAAGAAGCTCGTAAATTGATAGTAGAACGAGCTAAACGAAGAGAACTAAAACCTTTTTGGATAGCTGAATCAAATAAATAATTATGAATATTAAAAATTTTGAGGAAGTTGTTGAAGCAACAGAATTTATTGAATCACACGGTAATTATGTTTTGCGTAAATTTGCATCTTCCGGTAATTATGTTATCATAGATAAAATAGGTGATTTTGTAGTATTAGAAAGAGATGCTGCTGAAGCGATTTGTTCATTTATTTGGGGGGATTTAGCTCCTCCTGAAAAATTAAATTAATAGAATAAACTCTTGACATTTACTCTTTTTCGTGTTATAATATAATTAAACAATGAGAAAAGAATATTATGTTAGATACAGTTGTCAATTCAGTAGAACATTTTGATACAACAATGGATGGTTTATATATCATACGTGAAGGTGCGTTTGGGTTTTTAACAGAATCGAAAGAGTCACCTTATCCTTGGATGTTAGCCGCCGCAGCCGTGGCCGGTGCACTACCTTTAGTCTTACTATTTTTTGGTTTTGGATGGATAGAATGTGCCAGAGAAACAGTACAATGTGGATTAGTATCGATTGGGGGTTAATTTAGTAACCCAATAATTTAACACCTATTGCTGATGATATCAGTGGTAGGTGTTTGTTGTATGGAGAGTAGAATGATGAACCATGAGTACACATGGGAAACCTTATACCACTTTAATTGTGGAGAATGTAGTAACTGGTGGAGTTATGCATCAACCGAAACAAAGTGGGCATGGAACTCCGAATGGAAAAGAAACAATATGACATGCCCTCACTGTGGTTATAAGACCGCAATTCAACCAAAACCAGACTTTATTAAAGAAAAAATCAATGGCTAAACCCAAAAGACAAACAATATCAATTAGAAAGACACCAAGACCTAAAAGAACAAGTATAGGTAAATCTAAAAACTCTAGACCAAAGAACAAAAATAAGAGAGGGAACTGGAAGAAATATCGTGGCCAAGGTACTTAAAGAATACGAATCAATTAAAGTAGTAAAACACCTGATAAGTAGGGGTTTGGACGAAAAAATTGAACTCATTACACGATTAACTTATACACCCTCAGACGGAGGAAAAGGATGGATAGTTCAAGTGCGGACAAAGAAAAATTAGAAGAATTCGATATCTGCGTGAAATGTGGAGCAGAAACAAAATATAAAAAAACAGATAATATTGTATTTCGTTCTGGATACATAGAAGGTGCGGGACAACTTTGTTTTACATGCAATCAAACAAAAAAATTGCACAAAACGGGCAATTATGACGATGATCCAGAATGGACTAGGTACGGATAAATGAGATATTTTTTTGGAGCGACTCTCTTATATTTTATAGGATATTTTGGCGGCGATGTCTTAATAGCGTCCCTGTGGGTAGGGGCATCTTATGGTTTTATAGATATCATGAGAGAAAGGAATACATGAAATCACTAATATTATCATTTTTCATTATTTTTATGATTGTAATAATTTTGATTTCCTGTGCACCAATGGAAGAAGAATATCCGCCCAAATGGGTAATTGCTTCACAATATTTGCCCAGAGAGAAAATATCTGGAATGCAACAAGCAGGATTTTTTACTATGAATGGTTCAATATATTCTCATCATTGTGATAAACACGGTAACATGATACGACTAAAATATGATGAAGAAAATAAAACTTGGAGACAAATAAAATACGAAACTTTAGGATGTGTAGAGTGAATACCTTAATCCAGGGGATCAAAAAGGATGCCAATACACAAACACTTGATTATTCGGGCAGAGGTGAATCGCCCAATAAAAAGTGAGAAAGAACTTAAAAAATGGCTTCGAAATATAGTAAACAAAATAGATATGAAAATTATCAAGGGACCTTATGCCGCCTATGTTTCTGCAGAGGGGAATCGGGGTGTAACAGGGGTCGTTATGATAGAAACGAGTCACATTGCTATTCATATTTGGGACGAAACGAGCCCTGCATTGGTGCAATGTGATGTATACTCATGTGCACAATTTTCAGCAAACGAAGTTCTTATGGAATTTGCTGTAATGGAACCTACCAAAATTGAACAAATGATATTGGACAGGGGGAAAGAAATTAAACTCCCTGCCGATTTTTCAACAACAGTCCACCACATTCACTATGGAAAAACTAACTGAACTAATGATCATCACAATGGAAGAATGTGGTGAATTAACGCAGGCTTGTTCTAAATTATTAAGAAAACAAGACTTTGCAAAAAAACAGAACGTATATTCAATTCTTGAAGACTCCAAACAAGAACTAACCAAAGAAGTTGCAGATGTTATGTGTATGATTGAACTGATGCAAGAACAGGGTCTAGTAAATCTTATAGATATTAAAGAAGGAATAAAATCTAAAAGAAATAAGTTAAAAACTTGGAGCAATTTAATAACATAATAAAAAGGCTGATATAAAATGATTACAGTTAAAGTGGGATATAATCAAGACCCTATGCGGGCGATTCAGAAACTCAAAAACAAACTGATTCAAGAAGAATTGTTTGTGGAACTCAAGAAACATAGGTATTACGCAAAACCAAGTTTAAAAAAGCGGTTGAAACGTGAAGAAGCAGAAAAACAACGGGTGAAAGATTATAGAAAGTCCATCCGTCAAGCTCAACAAAAAGGTGATTGGTAATCAATAATGGAACATCTAGAAAACCTTAAAGGGAAAATCGCAGCAGTATCAATGACAGAAATACAAATAGCTGTATTAAGGGATGAAATAGAATTGTATAAATCAAGAATAGAACCACAAGAGACTGGTTATTTGTATACCACTATAGAAACACTGAAACATAGAATAAAGGAGTTAGAAATGACTTAGCTATACCAAGCCGAAAAGACAAGGGAAGAGAAAAGACGAAGGAGAAAGGGTCCTGGAAGACATCAATCTTTTTCTGATAGGTGGGAGCGATAGTCGAAACTTCCATTAGGAATTGCCCGATTACGCGGAGCGGAAAGGGAAGACATAGATATTCCCCCCATAGCCGTTCTGCCGAAGTGCTGGCTATGGGGATAATGCATAAAAAAGAAGAAGAAGTTTCGACAAAAATATAGATTGACGGTGATAAACCAAGTAGCGGTCAGGGGATGTGACCGCCAAAAAAACAGCCCGTTCACCGTCAATCTTGTCACCATTAAAGTATAAAAATGGGATGTATGAATACTACCACCACCACCACAATTTGTGAAGAAATGTCTTGTACAAATGAAGGAACAATAAACGTTCAAGACCTATGGATGTTGTGTCCATCCTGTGAATCTCTTTGGCTCAAACCATCAATAGATAAAATTATTAACCTGCCTCATCCAAAAATC